AGAGAATTATGTGCACATTTAGAAGACGAAGAACTTATAGTAGATATGGATACTATAGACGATGCGTCTTTATTAATTCGTAATCAAGTTGTTACTACACTAAACGAAATAGATAATATGGTTCATGATGTAACAGAAGTTGTATATGATGACGAAGTAAATATACTAAGTAAAGAACTTAAATTAGCAGAAAATAAAATACAAGAGCAAAAAGAATTTATAAGATCATTCAAGCAATGGAGTGCTTATGAATTCAGTGACTACAAATTAAATGATAAATTACCAAACACCCACATAGAAAGGAATATAGTATGAATGGTACAAAATTAGTAAATAGAATAAGAGCTCCATGGTCAATCAAATTCAAAGATGATAAACGATTTCCTATCGGCTCTCACAACTTACGATTTATACGTACGACTAATCGCTGGGGTGAGAAAGGTACTCTAAGTAATAATCGAGGTTATTTAAGAGTAGCAAGAAACTTTGCTGATGGTAAATTCTGTAGTATAGCAGAAATGTCATGACAAGAAGTGAGTTCTTTAATTGGCTTCATACATGTCCATCAGTAGAATGGATAATTACAGAAACCAAAACAACTGAAAATAATTATGATATCATACAAGTAAGTTTCGCTGTTGATGATAATAATGTCGATGACGGAGCATAAGCAAGGATAGGAATTAGAAAATATGTTAATTGATTTATTCAAAATTGGTATTTACAGAAACCATCTCACGTTAAACAATAAAGAATTAAAAGAATATTGTTATGATGTTGAACAAAGCCAAAATGGCGTGAACATTTCTAACAAAGGTGGATTTCATTCTCATGATTTAGATACAAATAACATAAAGATAAAAGAATTTATGAGACAAATCACTTCATTTGCAAATGTCTATTCAGAACAAATAGGCTACGGTGAAGTAAAACTTTCTAATATATGGTGTAATATAAATTCTTATAAAGATTATAACCAATTGCATTGTCATCCTAATTCAAAAGTATCAGGTGTATATTATGTTAAAACTCCTGAAAATTGTGGTGAGATTGAGTTTCACAGCCCAGCTTATCATGTATTAGAACAATCAAGCTTAAGTAGAGCAGATAATCCCTATACATCTATATCTTGGTGGATGCCTGCTGAAGAAAGTATATTATATTTATTTCCTAGTTGGTTAATGCATTTAGTAAGACCTAATATGAACAAAGAAGAAGAAAGAATATCTTTCTCATTTAATTTAAATTAACTTATAAAACGGAATAAAGAATTATAAAATAAAAAAGCCGCTAAGAATACGTTACGTACTCTTAGCGGCTTATTTGTTTGGCTTTTAAAATCTAACCCACATCCGAAAGTTCCTTTATTTTCCGGTCTAACTCGTCTTCTGTAAGTTCCGTTGTATCTAAATTCCTAGTAGTCTGATCTACTCTTTGCAGTTTAGGCTGTTCATATTCTGCTAATGCAATAGCTAATCTCTCAATAGTATCTTGATCTTCAAGCTGCATAGCTTTAATTAGCTGTACTTTAAGAATCTCAACTGCCGTGGGCATCTCTGTAATTATCTCATCTCTGATTTTTCTAAATTCAGAAGCAGATAATTTCATGGACTCCCTAAGTTGCCTGTTCTGTCTTCGTGCTTCCGCACCTTTAGCCTGCATCTCCTTAGCTTTCTCAGAATCCATATAGGGCTTGAGTTGCTTAAGGGAATTAGGATGCTTGCCGCAGTTCTCGTAACCCATGTAAACCTCCAAGTTAAGTGTCTTTTAGGAGACATTTAAAATTTTAACAAACCGGCATCTCGTAAGGAGTGAGAATAATGTATATGACAGAAAAACAGAAAGACGATTACATCTTTAAAGTAGAATGGATTGAAGATGCTATGAAACACGGGAAAATGACCCGTAAAGAAGCAGAAAATTATTGGTACGATCAAGAATATTGGTATTAAAATGACAGACTACTTAAAGATTATAAGAGATACTGAAAAATGGTTCGAGTCCAGAGGAGAACCAATTCCTAACTATCTTTCAGGTAAACAACCAAAAACGCCCGAGAGCGTTTTCTCAATCAATAACATTATAAAGGATAAACCTATGGCGAAAGTAACAGCCGTGCAGGTTCTTAAAGAAGCTGCTGAACTTAAGGAAAGAAAGAGTAAAGACTATCAAGGTGGAATGTGGTCAGAAGAAGATTACTTTCCGTTCGGAGATAAGTCTTATATTCATATGATACATACAAAGTATTTACGTATGAGAAATATAGTTGAAGGCGATCAAGAAACGAACTTCGAAGCCTTAGAAGACACGCTCATAGACATGGCAGTATACTGTGCTATGTTCGCAGCATATCTAGAAAATGTTAAAATGGAAAAGGATAACTAATGCTTTTAGTTAAGGACATCAGGAAATTATTCCGAGATGAATACAAACTAAATAGAATAAGAAACGGTACAGTAGAACTACAAGGTGTATCGTTTAAAGCTGATCTAAGTTCTATATTTGGTATACCTAATAGATATTATATAGACGCAGAATTAAAGTGGTACATATCTAAAGATAGAAAAGTACAAAAGCTATTTGATATATACGGTAAGACTGTGAAAATATGGAATGATGTCAAGGACATACATGGCGAAGTTAATTCTAACTACGGCTGGTGTATATTCAGTGATGAAAGAGGTAATCAATTTAGAGCAGCATGTAAAGCTCTGCTTAAAGATAATAATACTAGACAAAGTGTTATGATATATACTACACCTGACATGCATAAAATAGCAGGTAAAGACTTCACATGTACTAACGCGCAACAGTTCTTCATTAAAGAAAACAAGCTGCACACAGTAGTACAAATGAGATCTCAAGATGCTGTATACGGCTACAATAATGACATAGCGTGGTTTAAATATGTACATGCAGCAATGCTGAATAACCTATTTAAGATAAAGAATCTTAAATTAGGCGATGTAATAATGCAGATAGGTTCTTTACATGTATATGAAAGACACTTTAAATATTTAGAAGAAAACAATAAACAATTAGCTTTAAACTTAGGAGAACAGTAATGCCTTACGTAATATACCCTGAAGATCAATGGCATAATACCATAGACTCGTTTCACGATAAGTTTGGTGTGCATGACTGGATTAATGATAAACTAGCTAATAAAGACTATGATATTCTTAAAAAGTTCATGGACTTTAGATTAAACTTTTTGAAAGAAGAATTAAATGAAACAGAGAAAGCAATTACAGAAGGCGATGCTAAAGAAATCGTTGATGGTCTTATTGATCTATGTGTTGTCGCCATTGGAACGTTGGATGCATTTGGCTGCGACGCCCATGGTGCTTGGTCTACCGTCATGGAAGCCAACATGGAGAAAGACGTTGGTGTTAAACCTTCGAGGCCCAATCCTCTCGGTCTACCTGATCTTATTAAACCTAAAGGTTGGAACGGACCTGACCATACGCACACTACAGGAATACTAGAAGAAGTTTATAGAAAGGCAATATAATGAGCCTAAATTCTAAAGAAAAGAAAAACAAAAAAGTAATAGTATTAGGCGGTGGAACTGCGGGCTGGTTTACAGCTTTATTTGCAAGAAAGTTTTTATCGAATGATATCACTGTGATTGAGAATAGAAAGAAGGGTATTGTAGGAGTGGGGGAAGGAACAACTCCGCCTATCATGGACTTTTTAAAGATGTTGGATATCCATCCTTATGAAGTGATAGCGAATACAGGAGGGACATTAAAGAATGGTATTAGTTTTGAGAGATGGAATAAAGACAGCGATGATGATGTTTATTTCCATCCATTTAATGACTTAGGACAATACAACAACTTTAGTATGGACAACATATTTTCGCATGGTTGTAGAGATTATTATATCAAAGAAGTAATTGGTAAAAAATTAGACTTAAAGAAACATTTATGGATATCAAGATTATCTTATGAGAATAGAGTTGACGATACCGAAACCACTACTGCACTGCATTTTGATACATTTGCGTTAGGCGATTATCTTTCTACTAAAGCAAAAGATAGAGGCATTAAACATATAGATGGAAACTTTGTTGATGCGGAGTTGGATAAGGATGGGTTTGTAACTAAGGTAACACTTGAAGACGGTAGAAAATATAACTGTGATTTTATTTTTGATTGCACAGGTTTAAGTAAAACAATTTTAAAAAAGAAATTAGATCAGAAATTTATAAGTTATTCTGATACGTTAGCAATGAAAAAAGCATTGGTGATACCTAAAAAAGAACCAGGTTATTTCCCTTATACAAAAGCTATTGCTATGAAATATGGTTGGACGTTTGAAATACCTTTACAATATCGAATAGGTAGAGGTTATATTTTTGATAGTGATTATATAAATGAAACTCAAGCTTATGATGAAGTTACTAAGTTTTATAAGGAAGATATTGAAGTCCAAAAAGTTATATCTTTTGATGCGGGTAGGATGGAAAAAGCCTGGATAAAAAATTGTATAAGTGTAGGGTTAGCACAATCGTTTGTAGAACCATTAGAAGCTACATCTATATGGACAACGATAGAGATGTTAAATCATTTAAAACATTTTGTAAATTGTTTTGAAAATCACAATGAAGTTTCAATAACAAATTATAATAATGATGTGAACAATATGTTAGACAACATTAAAGATTTTATACGGTTTCATTATATTTCAAATAGAAATGACAGTGATTTTTGGAAAGAGTTCCCCAAAAAATATAAAATGTCTAGTTATATTGAAAATCAAGTAGCTTCAATGAAGGCCGGAAACTTACAGTATCGTTGTGTAAAAGATTATTTAGCCGCTTTCGATCTATCGTCTTGGTTAGCAGTAGGTAATGGATTAAATATATTCACTGACTATGACAATAATGGATATGAGAATATAAAACCATCGGTTAAAGAAATGAAGTTTCTAATAGATAAGAATATTAAAGAAAGACCTTTAATGAAAGACTGGTTAAATAAAAATATAGGCAAAGATCTTAAAGTTCTTAAAGACTTGCATGATAAGGAGGCGCGATATGAACCTAAGTTCTAAACCTTTGATTTTAAACTGCTACACTACTGATGCGACAGTTTATAACAACGCTAAGATTAATTATGCTACAAAATTTATGCCCGATTGGTTTAAGAAAACCCCAAATAATGTAACGCTCAAAGATGGATCGATGGTTGGATCTATAAAAAATTGTCATGGTTTTACAGAAATGTACAGAACAGCTATAGTTATCCCATGTTGGACTGAGTTCACACTTGATATACTACATAAAGACGACGAAGAACTTTATAGATGGAGAACAGCCAAAAGTAAATTTGAAGTAGATCCTCACCCACAAGAGCAGTATCAAAAGTTTGCTGGTAAAGACGGGACATCTATTAAGTTAGTTTCTCCCTGGATGTTTCAATGTGACGAAGAGGTTAATTTTGTGTGGCATCAACCGACATGGAACATGCGGGATATTTTGGATAAACTTACTCTTTTACCCGCGACAGTAGATTATAATACACAACATGCCACTGAGATAAATTATTTTCTAGTGCGACGAGACTTTGAAAGACAGGTTGTGTTGAAAGCCCTAGAACCTTTAGTAATGCTTCAAGCTATGGATGCTAGAAAAGTAGAAATAAAAAATCATTTAATAACTCAAGAAGAAAAAGAGACACGATTTCTTTGGCACTATGAATTAGGTGGTAATAAAGAGACTAGTACTAGAACAAATAGAAATAATCGGATAGCTTTGCAGAAGCGTATTGAATACCTCAACTCAGAGTAAGAGTAAACAAATTAAAGTAGAAGTGGAAAATAAAATGGAACAAGATAACCCTAATTGGATAACGATACCAGTAACACAGGAATTTATAGATCAACGCGATGCTCGTGCTGAGAAATATAATCCTCGTGGCAGATCATTAGAAAAGCTGAAGATGGATATCGAATGTGAGATATTCGAGTGGTGGATGATACATGAAAATAAGTGGGACGACTCAGATCGATGGGAAATCGATGGTGTATGTCCTGTATACGGTAATGTAGATGTTAAGTTTGTAAAGAAATGGTACAACGTATCATGCCAAAAGCTTATATACTTATTAAGACAACGCGACATAGTAGAAACTTTCTTATTCTGCGAATGGAAATACAGACCAATGGATGGTGTTGCTGATCGACTATTAGTTGATGGTGATACAGTACAGGTCAACGTCTTAGGGGGCTTAGGCTACTGGGATTTAATAGATAGTTTGAAAACCTCTAAATATAATGGATTCTACGCTGATGTCAAAAGTATACTACGCAAAATGGATGGAGCTGAACAAGATGACAATTGATACTGACTTTATAACACAAAAACCTTATGATACTTATACGTGTGAAATATGTAACAAAGAAATTTCTCGCATGTCGATAGATAAATCAGGAGATACATGTCCTATATGTGAGAATGGAAAGGAAACAGATGAGACTAACGTTTGACATAGAAACAGACGGACTAGATGCTACTAAGATATGGTGTTTAGTCATAGAAAATATTGATACTGGTATGATAATGAAGTACACAGATCAATCAGATAAATACCACGGAGATATACTAACAGGCTTAGCAGTTCTACAAAATGCAGAACTACTTGTAGCTCATAACGGTATAGGATTTGATGCACTTATGATACTTAATATATACGGTATTGATTTGTATAATATAAAATTCTTTGATACTTGGTTAGCATCTCTTGTACTTAACTACAGACGTCCACATAAGCATGGACTTGCAGGCTGGGGCGAGCATCTTAAATATCCTAAGTTTCAATTCGATGATTGGACTGGATTCTCAGATGAGATGATGACTTACTGTGTAAGAGATGTTAAGCTAAACACTGAAGTATTCAAGATACTAGCTAAAGAACTTAATGAACTCGCTGCTAAACAACCTCTTATAAGTAACGGTTTAAGAGCAGAGATGGAGACAGCTAAGTTTGATGCTTACTGTAGGCACTATGGCTGGAAGTTTGATATGGAAAGCGGTGCGGCACTTGCAGCTAAGCTTGTCATAGAAATGAGTGATATCGAAAAAGTTATAGAACCTAATTTACCTGACCTTGTACGTTATAAAGATAAGGTAGCTAAGACTCCTAAGTTTACTAAGAAAGGAGAGTATACAGCTACTACAGCTCGTATGCTAACTGAATACTTAAACAGACCTGTAAATACTAAAGACACTCACCTGTTTCCAGCAGGTAAAGAGTTCCAACGTAAGACTGTAGTTAAATCTACGCTTGGTAATATGGAACAGGTTAAAGAATACTTATATAGTATAGGCTGGGAACCTGATGACTGGAAGGTAGTGAAGACTGCTTATGGTTGGCAGAAAACTACACCAAAGCTTACATCAACTTCACTTGCTAAGGTAGGTGAGCACGGTGTTCTGATAGATAACTGGACTACATTAAGGTCTCGTATGGGTGTAGTGAAAGGTTGGTTCCGTGAACTTAAAAATGGTAGACTACATGGTAAACTATGGGTTGTAGGTACACCGACATTTCGCTGCCGTCATGAAGTCATAGCTAATCTACCAGCTGCAACAGCTACGTTAGGTAAAGAGCTACGTCAGTTACTTGTAGCAGAAGAAGGACGTAAGATTGTAGGTGCTGACTCTAGTGGTAACCAATTCAGATCACTAGCACACTATGTTAATTCACCTGATCTTACTAATCAAATCTTATCTGGTGATATACATCAATATAATGCTGATGTTATAGGTACAGATAGACGTACAGCTAAGACGTGGATCTATGCATATCTATTTGGTGCAGGTGCAGCTAAGCTAGGTCAAGTACTATCAGGTAAGAAGTCAGCTAAAGTTGGCACAGAATCAATGGAGAAATATGGTGATGCTATACCAGGATTAAAGGTTCTAAGAGAAAAGATAGAATCTATATGGAAAGTAACATCAGGTCACGGTAATGTAGAAGGATACATACCAGGTCTTGATGGTCGCCGTGTATATACTCCTCAACCTTATCAAACACTTAACTACTTACTTCAATGCTGCGAAGCTGTGACTACAAAATCTGCTGTAGCTTATCAGATGAAGAAGATTAAATGTGAAGGCTTAGATGCAGAACCTAGATTATACTATCATGACGAGGTTGCATGGTCTGTAGCAGATAAAGATGCTGACAGAGTTCTTGAAATACTAGTAGAATCCTTTGCTGAAGGTCCAAAGAAAGTTGGCGTTGATATAATGGCAGGTGAAGGTTCAATAGGTAATAATTATGCAGAGGTACATTGATGACAACTATAAATATGCTTGTTGATGCAGACTCTATCTTCTTTAAGGTAGCGTATGGATCTAAAGATGAATCAGATTTGCGTGTACATTATGATAGGTTCTGCCGTAAGATGGAACTTACTATTAAAGATAAACTTGCAAATCCATTTGATGAAGAAGAAAAGTTTAATATATTATATGCAGTTAAAGGTCGTGATAATTTCCGTAAAGATTTATATGAACCTTACAAATCTAATAGACCTAAGCTTGATGAAGAAATAAAAGAGAAGTTAAATTTCTTATTTAATTACTCTGTATCTAAAGGTTCAGTACCAGCTCATGGTATGGAGGCAGATGATCTTGTAGCTATCTGGGCTTATGAAGCTAGAGAAAGTGACGATCAATATGTTATATGTGGTATAGATAAAGACTTGCTACAGATACCAGGTAATCATTACAACTATAACAAAGATACATGGCAGTTCGTTGATGACGATCAAGCCCATAAGTCATTGATGTTACAGTGTTTAACTGGTGACAACACAGATAATATACCAGGACTTAAAGGTATAGGTCCTAAGAAAGCTGAAAAGATTTTACATGGTGTACCAGCTGAGCGTAGATGGAATGTCGTAAAGAAAACTTGGCGTGAGAATAAAGCCTCGCTTAAACAGCTAGATATAAGCTATAAGTTACTACGTATGTTAACAACATGGAAGGACTATGACGATATTAGAACACACCTTTATGGTGAAGCCGTTGTCAGCGAACAACATGACGTACCGCAACAAAGCGATAAAGCAGAGGCAGTACATCGACTATCAGAATGAACTACGTGATGAGATCCGAGGGGTTGAATGGCCTTTCGGATCAGATCAAGTAGAATTCTATATTGTAGCAGGCTTCTCTAATAGAGCAGCCGATCTCGACAATGTAATCAAACCACTCTTCGATACATATCAAGGAATATTTGAAGAGTTTAATGACAATAAGGTATATCATGCAGAACTACACAAAACAATCGTGCCAAGAGGACAAGAGTATATATACGTCAGAGTTGGACGAGTACACGAAAGCAAAATTAAAGAAGGAGCAGCGCATGCAGAAGAAGCAAGCAAGCTCTATGAGAAGAAGGAAGATACGACAAGCTAAAGAAAGGCTATGGAAATGAGTAACTATATACAAACAGAATGCCCAGAATGTGATTCATCAGATGCATTCACTATTTACGATGATGGTGCACACTGTTTTTCATGTAACTATTCTACAAAGAAAGTGATAAATAATATGGATAAAATTAAAGAAATTACTACAGAATTTACAGCTGCTCAAGATAATATACAACAGATAGGAGAGCTAAACAGCTTTGCTATTACAAGTCGTGGTATTTCTAAGCAAGTTGTAGACTATTTCGGTATAAAAATGGCAGTAAATCCTGATGGTTCAGGTGGTTCTCATTATTATCCGTACACTAGAGATAATAAAGTGGTAGCTTACAAAGAACGTAGGCTTCCAAAAGACTTTCTTACACACGGAGACTATAAACAATTACAGTTATTCGGTCAAAGTGTAGCAACAAGTGGTAAAATAGTTGTTGTAACTGAAGGAGAACTCGATGCTTGTGCAGTTGCTCAGGCATTTATGGATAAATATAACAAAGTATTTCCAGTTGTTTCAATACCGAGCGCTACAGGTACCAAGAGTTTACTAGATCATCGCTCTTGGCTGAGACGATTTGAATCAGTGGTGCTACTATTTGACTCAGATGATGCAGGAAATGCAGCAGTTGAACGTGCAGCTAAGATAATAGGTGCAGGTAAAGTTAAGGTAGGAGACTTACAAGGCTGTAAAGATCCGTGCGAACTACTTACTAAGCATGGGTCATACAGTATACTACAGGCTATATGGAATGCACAGACATGGTCTCCATCAGGTATAGTAGTAGGTGAACCTATCTGGCGAGAGTTTAAGAACAGACAGACTACCATATCAGTACCGTATCCTACATGTTTGCAAGGATTGAATGATAAACTACAAGGAATAAGACACGGTGAAATTACTTTATTTACTTCAGGTACTGGCAGCGGTAAGTCTACTGTAATTAAAGAGATAGCTCTTGATTTACTTGATAAGACTGATAGTAAAGTAGGACTTATATCTCTCGAAGAAAGTATCGGTGATACTGCAGAGAAGTTTATAGCTATGTCTCTTCAGAGATCTCCGATGGATATCAAAGGTATTAAAGATGAAGAACTACGCAAAGGATTTGATACTATATTTAAAGATGAAAGGCTTGTTCTTCTTGACCATCAAGGATCTTGCTCTGATACTTCACTGTTAGATAAGATCGAGTACATGGCTCTCATGGGCTGTAAGTATTTAGTACTAGATCACATCACCATTGCTGTATCTGAAGGTTCTGAAGGACGTAGTGGTAACGAAGCAATAGATAAATTGATGAGTGATTTACTTAAGATTGTAAAGAAACATGACATATGGCTAGGTCTTATATCACACTTAAGAAAAGCACAAGGTGATAAGAAATCATTCGAAGAAGGTAACATAGCTTCTATCGATGACATCAAAGGCAGTGGCTCTATCAAACAAATATCATTTGATATTATAGCATTTGCTAGAAACTTAATAGCAGACGACGATATTAAAAGAAATACAATAGAATTTACAGTGCTTAAGTCTAGGTTTACAGGTCACACAGGTAAGGCTGGTCATGCAACATATAATCCTAATACAGGTAGACTTAGTTTAGGCTATACTGAAGAGGGGTTCACAGCTATATAATGCCAGATAAAAATAAACTAGACCAGTTATTCATGGACATTACTAATAAGATATCTAATATGTCTCATGATAACGGTACAAAAGTAGGTGCTATCATTGTTAAAGATGGTAACATATTAAGTATGGGTTACAATGGCATGCCTTCGGGCATGTCTAATAACTGTAAAGATAAACACGGTGTAACTAATAAAGAAGTTATACACGCAGAGGCTAACGCCATCTGTAAGCTAGCACAAAGTACAAGCTCGTCTAAAGGTGCCACACTATACTGCACGTACTCACCTTGTATTGAATGTGCTAAACTAATACTGCAAAGCGGTATTGAGAGAGTAATATATGCTAACGATTATCGCGATGTAAACGGTAGAATATTACTAGACGATCAAATTAAAATAGGTAAGGTACAATATGCAGGATCAACTTCATTATATACAGGAGAAGATACGTAAAGCTAAAGCTCATATAGCTTGTAGTCTACTAAAGATGTCTACTAGTGCAGACTTACAAGCCTACCTTGTGTTTAGTATGGATACTATTCAACAACACTTCTCACGTAACAGTATACGCGGTAACAAATCATATCAAGGTGAAGCTAATCTAACTCACTTAAGTACTACTATAGGTACATATATTCTTGATGATATAAATTATTATCATGATGACCTACCACCTTGGGAATGGTTTAAACTACGTGTAATGATGGGTGATTTAATGTTAGAAGGATTCTATCAAACACACCAGATAAATATAGGTAAGAATAAGAATGAAGAGTTCGTACCAATGGAAAGTCTGGATCGTAGTCTTAAAAGAAGTCGTACACATTACATAGTAGTTCCAGAGTTATGGAATCTAGATGTACCTGAAGGTAGTAAAGATCTACTGATAGGTACTGATTTCACTAGACCTCTAGACATAGATGATATCATGCAGCCTACTGGCAGACCTGTTATAAAAGGTTGGACAGAACAAAGAACTGCTGAGTTTAAATACTATATGCGTAGAGATTTCATTCAGAGTATGAATGTATTACAACAAACTCCTTGGAAAATTAATACCCAAGTTCGTGATATACTACATCGTAATCGCGATAAAATATTAAATCAACATAAGAAATTTCCAAAGAAATATAAGTCAAAGATTATAGAATTTGATTTAACTATGGCTCGTTCAGATTTAATAGATGATAGAACTTTCTATCAATATACTGAAGCAGACTATCGTGGACGTATATACTACACTACACCATTCTTAAACTTTCAAAGTAATGATATAGCTAGAGGTCAGATGCTATTCTCTAATGGAAAGCTTATGACAGCAGCAGGTATAAGAAGATTATACATACATATAGCTTGCTGCTACAACGAAACATATCATAAGGATAGTTTACCAGAGTGGCTAACGACAGACTATAAGCCATACCTTGAGGACGAGGGACTAGAAGATATATCAGTAGATAAGATGACGCTAGACGATCGCGAGGCGTGGACAGAGAATAACTTAAGACGTATACTAGACATAGCTTACAACCAGACAATAGACTTAACTGCCGAGAAACCTATAACATTTCTTGCTTGTGCATTAGAAATATACGATGCAACATCAACTGATGAACCTTGGTACACACATCTACCTATACCTATTGATGGTAGTAATAACGGATGGCAACATCTATGCGCTATGTCTAAAGATAAAGAAGCTGCTGAACTTGTGGGTATTGTACCTCAGAAAATACAAAAAGATTTCTATGTACAATGCGCTAAGAATTTAATCAGTAGAGTACCTGAATGGTTTGAAGAAAGGCAGATGCCTATGAAACATATCCGTAAAGGTATTGCTAAACGTGGATCTATGACTCGTGCTTATAGCGCAGGTGCTAAGAAGATTGCAGAGAATATGTATCTTGATTGTCACGTAGAAGGATACTTAGAACGATACAACATTACTAAAGATGATTGTCAACTGCTAGCTAAGCATTTAGTAAAAGCAATTGATGATGTATGTGCTGGTCCGCTACAGACTATGAAGTTTCTACAGAAGATAGCTGAAGCAGAGATTGCTTCTGACTTTGCTAAAGAAACTAAACAAAAATCTATAAGATGGAAAACACCTAGTGGATTCCCAGTTATATATGAAGCATTCATAGATAATGAATTCAAAGAGAAGGCTATCATAAGCTGCAGTCAAAGAGAAATTAAACCTGTTATTAGAAAAGAGGACGGAACAGAAGAAGTAACAGATACTATACGCATACAACATGTTGGCAAAGAGAATACAGACAAACCTAAAATCAAATCATTTATGTCTGGTATATCTCCTAACTTTGTGCACTCAATGGATGCTGCGCATATGGCTAACGTAATACAACAATGGGATGGAGACTTCGGTGCTATCCATGATTCATTCAGCGTACACGCATGTGATGTTGATGAGTTACTGCAGATAATCAAAGATGAGTTCATACATATGTACGATCATAGAAATTACTTTACTATTATTGAACGTATGATTATTACAAACTCAGATAATTTTAACTATACACAACCAAGGACAGGATCTTTGGAGATAAGAGAGGTGCAAGACAGTGAATACTTCTTCGCGTAAAGGAATACTACCAGTAAGACTAGGTATAGAGCCAGATAATAAAACAGCGTTAAGTGAATTAAAAATGGATCCGACTTTGGCAGACACAATGACTGATAGAGAATTAGATTTATTAATAATTGATAACGAATACAATAGAATAATAGATTACTATAACAGTGAGGGTAAGGACGGTAAGCAACCTGCTGGTATATGGAAAGCTCACGCCATGAAACAAATGAAAGAAAATTAAAGGATTATAAATGGAACTGTATATGCCTAGCTGGTGGGAATTGTGGTTGTTAATAGCTATCACACTTAATACTATAATTAATACAATAGTTTTCTTTCAAGGTAGAAAATTTAAGAAATAAAAAAGCCCCTAAGAATACCGTAATGGTACTCTTAGGGGCAATTTTTTTATCCAATATTTTGAGACGTAAACTTTTGTCTATCTACTTCTTTAAATATCTTAGCTTTATTAGCATTAGTAACTCTTGATAGTTGAGCATTTCTAGAACTTAAATTAATATGATCGTTAATTATCTTAGTTATTTCATATATCTCTCTGTTAGTTAAAGATTTTGAATACAGCGGACTAGGTATACCAGCCTTCTTTATAGCATTTAATATAGACTTTCTTTTTTCGTAAGCCATTAATCCTGTACGATCTTTATAAGCTTCAGTAGTTTCAGGTTGTCTAAGTTTTACTAGCTTTGCGTCTGATCCTATACCTTGTATCGCTTTACCCATAGGAGGCACGCTTTGAGATCTTGATATAGCATCAGTAAGATATATGTCTTTGCCAAGAGTTCCATCCTTTTTAACTACTGTAGTAAATAAGTAAGCAAGACCTTTATGCTCACCCTCTCCTCTTCTAGCAGCTTCCCAATTAACTTTTACATTAGCATTAGCTCCTGTCATCTTAGCTTTATAATCTTTTAAAGCTTTAGAATACCATTCATCAGTAACTGAAGTAAGATAACTATGATCTCTTATACTATCAGCCCAATTTTTATTAGACTCTCTACGTACAGCTTCATAAGAACCAAGATCAGTAACAAAAGCATCAAATATAGGAAGCATAAATGCTCCTTTAGCTCTGTTCTGTTTAGCTTCTTCAGATATTCTTTTCCAAGAAGCTCCTGTACCTGTGCGAGCAACCATATTTCCATCGTAAGCTTGAACACCAATAGCTTGTATTCTACCTCCGAAACCGCCAGGACCTAGATCTTCGCGTATAGCAGAGCCAGATACTTTAGAACCGTAGAACTGAGTCGTTATGTTTTGTACTTGACCTGTATCTTCTTCAGGACTGATCTTATAATTATATGATTTATCAATAAAGCTTTCTTTACCTGCTGCATAAGATTTAAAACCCATAGCATTAGTAAATACTAGTGGTATGTCTGTCATCTGAGCATACAGTGCATTAGCTTTCATAACTTTACCAGCAGCTATAACGTGATTACTTAAGATATTAAATATAGAATCAACAAGCATTGTATGTAAGAATAACAAAGCCGCAGGTTGAGAAATTCCATGCTGATTAATTAACATCTGTATTTGTTCAGAAGATTTACCTGTATCTATAACTTCTTTTACATGTTGCTTAAGTGATTCAATCTCTTGCCCATATCCCATAGTCATAGGAGATTTTTTAAGGAAGATATTCCTATCACCAATAGCTAATTCAAGTAGTTGTTTATATACTCCTTGCTGATGTTCTGGATATAGTGTACCTTGAAATTCACTAAACTTAGATAACATATCTGTACCCATAGCATCGCGTAAATCTGGTAAGTCTGTAGCATAGTAGTCTTGATCTCTTAGTAAACCAGCACGCTGTGCCATTTCATAAACACCAATCAATGCAGCATTAGTAGCAGGACCGTGCGTACGGCCATCAATTTCTACAGTTATAGATGTAGAAAACTGTGAATTATTAGCTGCAGCTTTTTCATATTTAGCTAGATCCATATAATAATCAGCATACATAGGAGCTTCTTTATCATGACTTGCTAGATCCTTCTTAAGATCAGAGAATTCAGATAGAGGATCTATAGAATACAAGTTACTATTACTAATATCTTGTTTAATAGCATTGATCTCTTGTAAAGACTTAGCATTACTTAATCTTTGTATATTCTCTTTAGCCTTAGTAACATTGAAATTACTCTCAGCATTAATTAAAGCTTGACCAAAAGTAACTGCCTTCCAATAAGAAGAAGATTTATTTCTTCTTTGCTCTTCAAATATTCTCAGGCGTTGTGTTGTAGACAGTTTATCTATAGTCTTAGCATCAGGATCCGCTGCTACTAGAGGATCTGTCAATATCCTTGCAGCTATTATCTCCTTCCAATTAGTTTCTAATTTACTACTAGATCTAGGTTTAAATGTGAACACGTTACCACTACCAACAACACTACGTATTATCTTATGTGATTGTGGATTATATAACGTTTGTTGAACATGAGTACGACCTGTTAAAGCTTGCACAGCATAAGTAATGTAGTTAACTTTATCACCGTACCTAGATATAGCTCCTATTAAATTAAACATTTGCTCTCGTTCTTGTTGAACTATTTGCATAGGATCATATTTAGATATGACATCATCTAATGCTAAGATTCTATCAGCGTTAGCTTCAGGATCAGCCATGAGATCAGCTAGTTCAACTTCATAAGCTCTCTTCTGTTGCTCTGCTTTTCTTATTCTTTTCTCACCTACTTCAAACATATCTGCATAGTAATTACTTCCGTTATCAGTATTACCATTAAAGTTTTGTAAGGCTTGCATAGCAAACATTAAAGATAATGCTTCTCTATTAGGATCACTGATAAGACCTATGCTGTTATAGTTTCTAACTGATTGCTCTATCAAAGACATATCGCCTAAATCTTTATCCATAACAGTAGTTCTTTTACGAGTATATCTTTGTCCTTCGTAAGCAAGCTGACCAGTTGGTTGATTCTGAGGAGGTACTTCTTTATTTGCAAACAAAGCTTTGAAGCTGTTGTTAAGAGTATTAAGATTACTTATACCTTCAGGAGTAAGAATAAAATCTACTTGTCCTTTATCAATACCTGTAGCTGACGCATCTCTATAAAGCATATTAGGATTAGCTGCGCTATACATTTCTTTACTTAAATCACCGAGTAAAGTAAAAGTTTCTTGAGAAATATTACCTGCATCTTGTACGTAAGTATCTGTAGGTACTCCATCCATTAAAGCTTTCTGTCTTCTCCAGGTTTCATAAACTTCTTTACCTAAGATAGCACTACCTTTAGACTTAGATATTTTCTTAGGTCTATATGCTTCAGGCTCAATGTTTTGAATTTCAATATCATTAGGTATAACTTCAAGACTATCGTCAACATCTGAACTAGAATCAGAAGATATTAAAGTATTATAAAGATAACTTTCTACAGATAAGGATAGAACTTTACCTAATTCTGGATCAACTCTAATTGCACCTGTAGCTTCGTCGTATTTACCAGCATCTAATATATCTGGATCAAATAACAAAGAAGTTAAATTAACTCCTGTGATCCCACCCTTTTTAGCAGGTACAAATTTATCCGGTGCAGCTTTACTTCGAGTAGCTTCATCAAAGCCTTCACTAATAATTTCACCTTGTTTGTATTCAGTTATAGAAGCATTAAGTCTTTCATTAATAGCTTGACCTGTATCCTGTGCTCTTTGTAATGCAGCATTCATAGGAGAAGTCTCTGCATAAGAAGAAGGTAGAAGCTCAGCCATGTTTAACTTTTCAGATAAAGCTGAAACTCTTTCACGTTTATATTGCTCTAACTCCTGGTCATTCATATCAATAGGATCAACTGGATCAGGAGTTGTAAGTGTATCTCCAACAATATCTGTTCTACCTTCATCTAACACAGTATCGATTTCGCTTGTTGGTTGTGTTTCAATTACAGGTTCAGTATCAATAACCTCTGTAGCTGTAGGCACAAAGTCATATAGTCTACTTCTCATTTCATCGACAGCGTTTACAACAGGTGTTACACCTGGTGCTACGCTACCTCCGCCTTTACCACCTTTTCCTGCCATTAGTTATACTCCTTCTTTTTAGGTTTAATCGGTTCGGATTTACCGAATATACCTTCAGCAATATTCCTATTAAGTCTATTAAATGGTCCGACAAGTGGAGCAGTTTTTAGAAATGCATACAAACCTTTATCAGGTTGACCTTGTATTATTTTTCCTGCGCCAGAATATACACGAGATACATTAGATAATCCTGCTGCTTCTCCAGATAAAGTATTGAAGAACCATTCTGCTGGATTATCTGATGACTTTTCATAGATAGGATACACAAAGTTAAGAACTCTTTCACCAGTACCTAATAATCCTGATGCACCTATACCTCTTTGTATTTTCTCTACAGGATCTAAGTAAGGAGTCGGTTCTCCATATTTAAGTAAATCTTTTAGATACTGAGATAAGAATCCTAAGAATATCATAGTTGTCATAACAGCAAATGCATTATACTTAAGTGATGGGTTACCACGTTTAACGTACTCACCCCACATCTTAGGTATTTGATTAGCTGTAAATGTAGATATAAAACCTTGGAACTGAGTGAACAAAGCAAGATGCTGGTTCTGATAGAACAAAGGTCTGTTCGCTGTATTAGGAAGTGCAATAGCTATATTAACAAAATTAAACTCTGCGTCAAGCATCATAGTATCAAACTCTGCAGTTTGCTGAGGTGACCATGGACCTTGTTGCATGTTAAGATTAACAAGTAAATTTACATTTATACCTAAGTTTCTAAGAAGTTCTTCTGATTCTTGCACATCATTATTTTTAGGTACACCAGATTTTCTTTGATCTATTATAGTATCTAAATGATTCATAATATAATCATCTGCTATAGATGCACGTATGCTACGCGTATAATCTGTCCATTGTTGCAGACCTATTACTCTAAAATACTTATCTAATAAACGTCTTGATCCATGAGTAGTTTCTGTAGCACCGGTTGTTTGTGCTGCGCCTACGTCCCAATCAAAGAAGCCGAGAGCTTTTATTCTAGCTTGTCTTTTTTCTTTGCTTAACTGTCTGTTAGTAGAGTTCCATCTTGGGTCAGTCATAGTAGACCACATAGCTTGCGCTGCTTCTTTAGATGCGTTACGTATCTCTTTAAATATTATATCTGGAGGTATGCTAACTGTTGTAATAGCTAATTCAACAAATGAAGATATAGTTGCTAAAGGTAAACCAGCTACAGTAGTCCATACTCCTATATTTTTCTGTATCTTAGAAAGACTAGAAGTTTTAATACGTTTATAGTTACCTGATTCAGCGTTTAAATAGTCTTGCATTTGTCTTGCTATTCTATTTACTTCCTCTTCAGGTACACCTTCTTTTACAGCATTGTTTAAATGGAAAGCAATTTTCTCATTACCGTCACCTAAAAATTCCTGGTATGTAATGAATCTTGAAGCTGACTTAGACGCGTTAGATATATTAATAAAGGCGTCAGTCTCCATAAACTCTAAGAATTCTTTTCTCTCTGATAAACCTAGCGTACGTCCTCTATGAGAGGCAGGTATAAATTTACCTTCACCTACATTAAAGTCTTGCTCACTGCTTAAAGTATCTTGATTGAGAATATTATCAGTTAGTGTTGTAGCATCAGACTTACTCATTTTAAATGTAGTCATAAGTCTTTGTATAAACTTTGCTCTGTTCTTTTCAATAGCAGCTTTATTAAATGATTTGTATTTCATTAGATAATTCTTAAGCTTGCCAACGTTAAAGGCTTTACCATTAGACTTAGCAGCTTTTTCTTGATCTGCGTATAGCTTTTCACCAAGCATAGTTACATCACTGTAGTACTGTCGTAACCAAGTCTCATGAACTTTTAAATCAGCAGGTAAAGTATCCCATTTTATATCGCTACCTGTTTTATCTCCTAACCACATTCCAAAAGAAGTAACTATGGCAGATATACCCGCTTGATCTACTGTTTTGAATCCAGCTTTCTGTGCGTATTCTGCAGGACTAGAAACTAAATTGCGATACTGAGTTAACAAATGTTTCTTTCTATTTTCAAAGTTAACACCGGAAAACGTACGCTGTAAGTTTGCTCCGAACATATCAGCAAGTTTACGTAATGAACGAGACTTTTCTTGTAGAGTATCTGAGAATATAAAACGAGTAGATCCTCTCCATAAAGCGGGCACAGATTCCCATGCTCGTTTAACTCTTTGCCAAGTATCCATCTCTTTATCAGATGCTGAGCTTTCATTACCACGTTCACTTAAAGATTTATTAGACGCATCAATATCTTTTACATTATATTTAGCCTCTATTGCAGAAGCTTGCTCAAGTCTTGATACATAATCACTATCAGTTTCTGGTGCAATTGACATAGTACCATCTGCTAATATAACACCTCCACTTTTTCTTTGTGGAAGTCTTAAAAAGTCTATTTTCTTTTGATCTCTTTTAGATATAGGTTTAGCTTTAGTACTTTTAAATATATCAATACCTGTTTCTTCATTAAGATCTTGTATAGTAGGTATATAACCATTCTCATTAAGCTCTGCTTCTGCTTGAGCTCCAGCTCTTGATAGTTTATTTGGATCCGCTTCAGCTTGTCTCACAGCTATATCAGTCCAAGCTCCTACGTCAATCGCTGTTCCTGGTATAGAAAATCCTGCACCAAGAGTACCACCAGCTATAGTAGCATTAAGTAATCTATTTTGTAATTCAACAGCATCAAATACTTTATCACTACCTACTACAGCAGCCATATAAGCCGTTGCTTCTTGCATAGCCTCAGTAACACCCTCTGTTGCTGCTCCTCTGCCTCCTCTCTGAGTAAGAGAGCGTAGTATATTACGAGCTTTAAGTTGTTCTTTAGCTACAGTTGCAGCAGCTCCTGTTAGTAACGCCGCTTCTTTTCTAGTAGCTTGAGCTACAGCACGACGAGCTTGGTCTATAGTTAATGTATTTCCAGGTTTAGCTAGTAAACCTTTAGCTGCTTTCTCAGCAACTTCTTTAGACATTAGAGTACCTGTAATACCTTTTAAACCTAGTCTATCTAATACGGCCTGAGTTATACCAGCAGCAACAGCAAGTGTAGAACTTTTATTATCACCTTCCATCTCATTCCAAGTTTGACCTGTATACATTGCTACTATCGGTAGCATAGATGCGCCGTAAGTAGGAGCAGCCAACGCTGTACCAACTATAGTTGCTCCCATATAAGGCAGAGATACTACAGCATTGTTACCTAAGAATTCAAAGAATTCTCCAATATTTTTTATATCCCAGTCATTACCCACAGTATTACCATCTGCATCTAGCTCAGGTTTCAAAGCACTTAATTTTATTTGAGGAGAATCTTCTAGCTTAGCTCGCAGTCTAGTTATATTCTGCTCTCCGTAGTTTTCCATCCAGTCAAAACCAGTTTTCTCACCAAGCATATCTGCAATACCGTACAGACCTTCCATAGCTCCAGTTGTTCCAACGTCCCATGCTGTGCTTAAAGGATGCTTAGAGTCATTCATCAGGTCTCTATCGTTACTACGTATGTCTACTATATCTGTAGAATATGTTTTAGCTAAACGCTTGCGTGCTTCGTATACCTCTATTGACTCACCTGGTTGACGCTCAGAAAATAAGCTACCTAATTGTTTCTCATTAAGAGCTACTTTCTTTACTAGATCACTATAATCTCCTGACTCTGCATCAGTAGCTCTCTTAATTAAGTTAGCACCTACTTCCCAATCAGTCATAGTTTCTGCATATGGTGATTTACTTCTACTCAATTCACCAAAAGCTTCTGCTTCTATATCGCTATCAGAGCTATAGATATTTGTTGAGGCTAAACCTTCAGCTACTAGCGTTGATGTAAAATCAGTACCATATTTATCTGTTAGTCTAACCATTTGTCGACTTCCAGTAGTATCCATCTTAGGACTACCGTCTTCGTTAGTAAGGTAAACTACTTTTGTAAAACCTTTTTCATTAGCTAATCTAGGTATTATCTCATTAGTCATTGCACCACCAGCGGTACCTTCAGTTACAGTACCGTCTGGTAATACTCTGGATATTTCAGCTGCTTCTAATCCTTCAATACGAAGTAGCTTATCATCAGGACTTATTAAAGTATCGGGATCAGAGAAAATGAAACCACCACTATCTTTTAAAGTACGATCTGGTAATTCAAAATTCTTTAAACGACTAGTTCCCATTATATAACTCCTTTTATTTAGTAGATTTCTTAGTTGGTGTAGGTCCTAAGCCAGACAATTCTCTACGTAACCAAGCCATAAATATAGATTCACCTGGTTTAGTATTATTTGTTACTGTTTTATTTATATATTCTGGATTATCTAACATATCTTGATTGAACAAGGCTATGGCATTCTTGTATTTAAGATCAAGTTGAGATCTACCTTCAAATGTTTTCCATGTTGATATAGGAGATTTACCACTCTTCATGAACTGTTCATTTAATGCTTTTATACGATCATCATTAGGAGTCTTTCCATCTAACGGATCAAACAAATTACCTCCTCTATTAGCAGTCTGACGTACTAAAGCGGCATCTAAGAATACTTTAATATCACCAGGTTCTTTCTCAGGGTTAGCTCGCATATAAGATATCATATTCTCATAAGCAATTTTACTAACACTACCAAGATTAGCTGCATCGAAACCGTAACTCATAGCCCACTCAGCAGTTTGACCAGCCATAGTTTTCGAACCAGCTGTAAGTCTTGTAGCAGGATGTGTGTCATCTTTGACATCGTTCTTTATCCATTCATCAAGTTGACCTTCAATTAAATCTGTATTAGTTTTAAGTAATGACGAGTAACCTTTAGATCCTTTAACACGTGAGTCATCTGTTGTCCAGTCCATATTCATAGGCTGCATATAGCCTGGTTTATTTTTGTCATATGGATTAAGTGTATAGTATTGCTGCTTGACGCCATCAGCTCCAGTCATTTCTACTTTTATTGCCATGTCACGTTTGTTAAGCTTAGGATTATAAAATTCTTTTCTATCACCTTTTAACGCATAGCTACTACCAGTTTTAATAGATTTTAAGTCACTTAAATTTCTAGACTTTTTATATTTCTCAATAGAAGCTGGCGTATACAGTTTAGCTGCAATAGCTTTCTCAACATTCTTAGCATGAGACGCATCTTTATTTTCCATACGTTTAAGATAGTACTTACCAGACCAAGCTAGTGAACCGTTATGTGAAGCTCCCATAGCACGAGAGCCTAGATACAAAACAGCCATACGTGCTAGCTCTTCAGTGTCAAATAGATTACCAAAGTATTTACTAAGAAATGATTTAGTTTTTACAAACTTAGGATTTTTATTTTCTAATGCTTTCTTTACGACACCATCTAAATTAAAAGATTCTCCTAATCCTAATTCTGCATTACCTTTCTGTTCAACAGTATTTACGTCAAAGTTTTCAGCACTACCATCATCAAGACTATCTAATCTACTAGTAAGTGCACCTGAATTTGCTAACTGATCATCAGTTAATCCAAGACCTTCAGTATCTATTATATCATTAGCTGCGGGACCTATATTTACTCCCTTCTTTAGATAATTCTGTGTATCTATTTTAGCCGGATCTATATTCTGCCTTTTTGCCCAATCTTCAAATGAAGGGAAGTCAGCAATGCCTAATCTATTAGCATTACGTTTAGCATCTTTATATTTTAACATTAACTTTTTAGTTTCTTTTTCTGCATCTTTTCGTCTTTTAGTTTCTCTATCTCGCCATCTTCTAGTTTCTGCAGTACCTGTCTGTGTTGCTTGACCTTTAACTATAGATATTTTTGAATTAATTTCACCTAAGACTTCAGTTGTTTCTTTAGAAACTTGACCGTTAAGTTTAATTTCGTCATTAGCTTTATTTGTTAATTCAGCTTTACGCTTATTAAGTTCTTCTAAGCTTGCAGCTGACGGTGGCTGATACTTTGAAAGTTTAATTTCAGAATCGTTACCTTTTTGAAAGTCAACAAATGCTTGCATTGTTTCAGTGTCAGCTACACGTCCATAGCTATCAGTAAGTACTCCCTTATCGTCTACTGTATATAACATATTTGTATCTTTACGGAAGATTACATCACCATTACTAACATTTTGTGGGACTTTTTCTGGTCCGTATACTTTAGAATTTATATCGTATGTATCTTCAATTAAATTACTATTAACAGTATTAATACCTCTGACTTCGCTTTCTGGTATATTGTAAAAATTATTACCAGTAATAGGAACTCGCTGACCTAAGCTATTTATCTGCGTTTGTCTTTGCATACCTGCTTTAGAATCTGCTTCATTAATAACATCTGATGTGCGCGCTTGTTCTGCATCATCATATGGATTACCAAATGCATCATAAAACGTAGGATCAATAGGTGCTACGTCTATCTTTGGAGGCATCGTATCTTTTGGAATATTCATAAACTCATCTGCAGATGGTACATCTCCTGGTACGCCTGTGTAATAATTTTTATTGAATGCATCTTCACGAGCTGAACTATTATTATAAGCAA